TAGATAAATATTAAGGAGATCATATAAATAAAAACAAGTGGTAAACTCCTATGGCGGCTGTTCACAATCTTTATATTGACCAAGGTGCAGATTTTTCTGCAGATATTGGAATCTTCGATGATTTCAATACGGCTTGGGATTTAACTGGATACACTGGTGCGGCTAAAATTAAGAAGTCATACTATAGTTCTACATCAACACCATTTACAGTTTCTGTAAATGCTGCTGGAACTATAACATTAGCTCTAACAGCAGCTAATACGTCAACTCTCTCGGAGGGAAGATATTTGTATGACGTTGTGATTACATCAGCTGGTGGAAGTAAGACCAGAGTCATAGAAGGTTTAGTAACTATAAACCCAGGAGTAACAACGTAACATGAACACCAAAGTTACAGTATCAAATCAACCCCAAGTAATCAAGGTCACATCTGGAGGAGTTAATACTCTTTCAAATTTATCTGACGTGAATTTTAATAATGCAACCGATGGCGCACTTTTACAATATGATGCAGCAAGCAACACCTGGATTGCTGAAAATGTGATTGAAAAGAGTGGCCTTAAAATTAACGGTGGTAACTTCTAATTCCCATAGGTATCAAAAATGGCAACTATTTTAAAGATCAAAAGATCTAGTACTAACCCAACAGCAACACCTTCTGCGCTTGGGCAAGGTGAACTTGCCTATGGTGAAGGTACTAGTACGTACACAGATGCACAGAGTGCTTCAGTAACTTCTTTCGGTAAACTATTTGTTGGTAGAGGAACCGAGACAAACGGTGAAGCCGCTAATATTGATATTATTGGTGGTAAGTATTTCACCGACCTGTTAGATCATGGTCATGGAACAATCACTGCAAACTCTGCAGCAATTGTTGACTCTGCTAAGAAGGTTAATGAGTGGAACGTAGATAATATTACTTTAAACGGAAATACAATTTCCACAACAAACTCAAATGGTGATCTTACAGTAGACACCAATGGAACTGGTGATGTAATTATTGCTGGTGCTGCTACTCTAGGAACTAACACATTTAAAATCACTGATGGTTCAACTGACAGATTTGTAGTTGACTCATTCTCTGGTGCTTTAGACATCACAACTCCATCATTGAGTAGTGCAGACACTGCATTAAATATTGGAGCAACATGGAATAATGCTGGTGCAACATTCTATGGTATTGATGTTGATGTAACCAATAGTGCTTCTGGTGCTAACTCCAGACTACTTAATTTATCTGTAGGTGGTTCTGACAAGTTCAATATCGATTTGACAGGTAATATCTCCATGCATGGTGGTATTACTTTTGTTAATGAAACTAGTTTCGATATTAAAGATGACACCACAGACGCATTCACTGTCAAAGAAGGTGCTAATAAGTACATCGATATTGACACAAACAATGGTTCTGAGTTAATTACTCTTGGAACTGGTAATGTTGATATCGATAACGATCTAAACATTGATGGTGGAGATTTAACCACCAACCAAACCACATTTAACCTACTAGAAACAAACGCTACTACCGTTAATGCATTCGGTGCTGCTACCGCGATTGACGTTGGTGCTAACACTGGTACGTTTACTCTAAACAATCCAACTTTGGTTGGTAGTCAGACAACACAGAATGTATTCAACTCTACCGCTACAACGGTAAATGCATTTGGTGCTGCTTCTACATTAAATATCGGTGCAGCTGCTGGAACAACTACACTACGTTCTGGTACTTTAGTTGGTACTGAGACAACTCAAAACGTATTCAATGCAACTGCTACTACAGTTAATGCATTTGGTGCAGCAACTACATTAAACATTGGTAATGCAGCTACTGAAGTTGATTTTGGTGATTTAAGAATTCTTGGATCAACCATCTATAGTGATAATAGTAATGCTCAAACTATTACTATTGACCCATTCCCAGCAGGTGGTGATGCTGGTGGTAATGTTGTTGTTCGTGGTAACCTCCAAGTTGCTGGTACTACAACAACGGTCAACTCCACACAGATGACCATTAATGATCCTGTCTTCACATTGGGAGATAGTATTAGTGAGAAAACTGTTACTACAGCTGCAAACAGTGGTCAAGCAAATGTTGTTCTTGACAGTGTAGATGGTCTAAATGCTGGTGATGTTGTTTCTGGAAGTGCAGCAGTTCCCAATGGAACTACTATTAGTTCTATCAACACTGGAACTAAGACTATTACTCTTAGTGCAAACCTAACCAGTGGTATTGCAGCAAGTGCAAACGAAGCAGTTGTAACACTAACGTTTACACAAGGTGCTGACGATAACCAAGATCGTGGTATTGAATTTAAGTATTACAACGGTGGACTCAAGACAGGTTTCTTTGGATACGATGAGTCTGGAACTTCCGAGGGTGGATCAACAACCTATTACTTCACATATATCCCAGATGCAACGAATACTTCACAAGTATTCAGTGGTACAGTTGGTAAAGCATACTTCGATACTGTAAAACTAGAAATTGGTAACAATAAAGGTGTTCCATTCTTTGATCAGTATAAGAGATTAACTTCTACTGCTACTCCAGGTTCTGCTGATATTACTACATCAGATAAGATCTTGACAACCAATGGTGCAACTGGTGTTCCTGTTTGGACCACTACTTTGGACGGTGGCACATACTGATAAATAATTAAAATTATGAGGTAATTATGTCTCCTGAAGAAGCGAACAATATCATGCAAGTCATGAACAATAAAATTAATCAACTGACACAACAGAACATAATTCTTGAATCCCGTGTGATGACACTAACCGCCGCGATTGAGAGTATGAAACAAGATGAATCAAGTGATGGTGGAAATTATGATGAAGAACCACCAGTAAAGCAAAATAATGGCAAAACCAAGCAGCAGGACTGAACTAAAGGAGTATTCTCTCCGCAAATTAGGTAAACCAGTTATTGAAATAAATGTTGATGACGATCAGGTAGAAGATCTAATTGATGATACGATTCAACTTTTCAATGAAAGGGTTTATGATGGAGTCGAGCGAGTATATTTAAAATACAAAATTACTCAAGACGATATTGATAACGGTAAGTCTAGGAATAGTGATACCACAAAAAAAGATCAAAACACCAGTGATAATCCATCAGTGACTGCTGGATCCTTTGCTAATGGAACTAGTTACAAAATTACTAGTATAGGTACTACTGATTTTACTGCGATTGGCGCATCTGCAAATACTGTAGGTGTAATTTTCACTGCAACCGGACCTGGTGCTGGTACTGGAACTGCTGATAAATGCAGAACAATGAGTTTTGAGGAGGGTAGGGGATATTTAACAGTACCTGATCATATTATAGGTATTCAAGGTGTGTTGCCGATGGCAAGCACCTATGTTAATAACATGTTTGGTTTTAGATATCAATTTTTCCTAAATGATTTTTATAATTTTTATGCATATGACATTCTAAATTTAGAAATGACAATGCAATACTTGTCAACGATGGAGTTTTTATTAGAAGGTCAAAAACCAATTAGATATAACAAAACGCAGAATAGATTATATTTGGACGTAGATTGGAATAGAGTTGCTGCAAATGACTTCGTATTAATTGATTGTTATAGAGCTCTTGACCCAACTACGTTTACTAAGATATATAATGAAAGATTTGTAAAAGAATACTTGACTTCTTTGATTAAAAAACAATGGGGTCAAAATTTACTAAAATTTACTGGCATTAAAATGCCAGGTGGAGTTGAATTTAATGGAAGACAACTCTACGATGATGCACTTGCTGAACTAGAAAAACTAGAGAGTAAGATGTTGAGTACATACGAACTTCCACCTCTTGATTTTGTAGGATGATATGGCAAAAAATGTTTACTTCTCTGGTGGAACCAGATCAGAACAAAGACTTTACGAAGATCTAATTATAGAATCTTTGAAGATTTATGGTCATGACGTTTATTATCTACCAAGAGAAATTGTAAATAAGGATGACCTATTTACAGAAGACGTTCTTTCCAAGTTTGATGAAAATTATATGATTGAGATGTACATCTCTAATTACGAAGGATTTGAAGGAGATGGAGCTTTATTAACAAAATTTGGTGTAAGAATTGCTGATGAAGCAACGTTTATAATTTCAAAGAGAAGATGGGAAGATTTGATTTCATCTTCAAACAATCTAGTGTCATCTTTCAGACCTAATGAAGGTGATGCAATTTACTTACCACTTACGGATCAATTATTCCAAATTAAATTTGTAGAACACGAAAAACCATTCAGACAATTAGATGGAATTCAAACCTATGGTCTAGTTGCTGAGTTGATGGAATTCTCTAATGAGAGATTAGAGACTGGTGTTCCTGAAATTGATAATCTCACAAGAATCACTGGTTACACCACAACATTTAAAATTACGGACGGTATCAAAGACTTTGTTGTTACCTCTGGTGGTACTGGATATGGATCTGGAACTACAGTTACTATAGGTGGAACTGGAACAGGAGCATCTGCTACAGTAAGTCTTACTAGTGGTGCAGTGACATCAGTAAATGTTATTGAACCAGGTCTTGGTTATACATCTGCACCTCCTGTTAGTGTAATCGGAAGCGGAAGTGGTGCTTCAGTCACTGCTTTAATTGCTGCTAAAGGTAATTTCAAGACTGGTGAAACAGTTAAATCTCAGTCAAATACTGCGAAAGCAGTAGCTGTAAAAACTTTTGATCAAATTTCGTCAATAATATTACACGATAATGGTGCTAAATATACTTCCGCACCAACAGTTACTATCAGTGGTGGGGGAGGAACTGGAGCTACTGCAGTTGCTACTATAAATTCTGTGGGTCAAGTATCTGGAGTTAATCTTACTGCAACTGGTTCTGGGTATACATCAGAACCAACTGTAACTATACAAGCATCACCAGATGAGGCAACTGCTAAAGTAGTTAGATTTGATACTACAAATAAAGAATTAGAAGTAACCGATATTGTCGGTTCTTTTACAGATAATGACACATTAGTTGGACTAACTAGTGGAGCTGAATGGACGATAAATACGTTTAGTTCGATTGAGAATGAGAACGAACCTGAAGCAGAGAATCTATTCTTTGAAACTGAAGGAGACAGTATTATAGACTGGACCGAGGGTAATCCTTTCGGAGAATATGGTAATCAAGGAGTCTTTTAATGTTAGGAACACATTTTTATCACGAAATTATACGTAAAACAATTGTAGGATTTGGAACTCTGTTCAATAATATTGAACTGAGAAGAACTGATAGTGCTGGTAATGTTGTCCAGACTCAAAAGATTCCTCTTTCATATGGACCAAGAGAAAAATTCTTGGCGAGAATTGAAGCTGAACCACAATTAGATGGTCGTTCAGAAACTCAGATTACTTTACCTAGAATTGCATTTGAGATGCAAGGTATTACATATGATCCATCTAGAAAATTAGGTCCGATACAAATTTGCACTTCTCCTAAAACTGATACTACAGACGCAGTATATAAACAGTACTCGCCAGTACCATACAATTTAGATTTTGAATTAAATATTATTAGTAAAAACAATAATGATTCTGTTCAAATTTTAGAACAGATTTTGCCTTATTTTCAACCCATGTTTAATATTAGTATTAAACTGGTAGAGTTGACAAAAGAAACTAAAGACGTACCTATTATTTTAAATAATGTAAGTATGCAAGATGATTATGAGGGTGATTTTAGAACGAGGAGATCACTAATTCACACACTTACATTTACTGCTAAAACTTATCTATACGGTCCTGTTGCTACAACAGATGTCATCAGAACCGTTAATGTTGATATTGGTGCAGCAATTGATAAGGGTGCTAGATATGTAAGATACAGTGCTACGCCAAAAGCAACTGAAGATTATAATAATGATGGAACTGCAGTTACCTCTGTCAATATTAATAGTAATACATTTACATTAGCAAATCATGGATATGTAACTAATGATTTTGTTACATTAAGAGTTGGAACGGGTGGATCTGCACCAGGTGGATTAGTAGATGGGAAAGAGTATTATATTATCAAAATAGATAATGATAACTTCAGAGTTTCTGGTACAAAATATAATGCTACCCGTGGTTATGCACTAGATATCACTTCTGTTGGTTCTGGATCTCAATCATTCTCTGTCATCAATACACTTGATGATGCGTTTGTCGAACCAGATGATAACTTCGGATTTAATGAAAGCTGGACTGATTATTGATATGTCTGATACATTTGAAAATTTAGATAAAACATTTAATATCGAATCTGCAATCGAGAAAGCAGAGGAAACTGTTGTTGACATTAAAAAAGCAAAAACAGATAAGGATGTAGAGAATGACTATGAGTACACTAGAGGACAACTCTATAACCTCATAGAGAAGGGTCAAGAAGCGATTAATGGTATTTTAGACGTAGCACAGAATTCGGACCATCCTAGAGCGTATGAGGTCGCAGGCAACCTCATTAAAAACGTCGCTGATATATCCGATAAACTAGTAGATTTACAGAAGAAAATGAAAGACCTAGATGAAGAGAAGAAAGGTCCAACAACTGTAACTAATAATGCAATGTTTGTAGGTAGTACAGCAGAACTACAAAAGATGCTTAAACAGATGGGAAATGATAAATAATAGGGTAAACCCTCGTCGTTTATGATGAAAAATTTTAGAGAGTTTAGAGAATTAGCTGAAGCTAAGCGTGGTCTCTACGCAAATATACACGCAAAGCGGAAACGAGGAGAGCGTCCTGCACGTCCTGGAGAGTCAGATTACCCAGCAAAGGATGCTTTCAAAAAGGCGGCGAGGACTGCCAAAGAAAGTTTTGAACTCACACAGGAAGCAGCAGCCTGGACAAGGAAAGCAGGGAAATCCAAGTCAGGTGGTCTCAACGAAAAAGGAAGAAAGTCTTACGAGAGAGAAAATCCAGGAAGCGACCTTAAAGCACCAAGCAAGAAGGTTGGAAATCCCCGTCGCTCATCGTTTTGCGCTAGAATGAAAGGAATGAAGAAAAAATTAACATCTAAAAAAACTGCATCTGATCCAGATAGCAGAATCAACAAATCACTAAGAGCTTGGAATTGCTGATATGGCTAATACTTCTTACGTAAGACACGACTCATCAAATACTCCAGACTCCACTCAACCCGCATCAACAACTGTTACACACTTCAATGGTAACGAAGGGTGGACACAAAGACAGTGGAAAGATTTTAACGGAGATTATCAAGCAAGAAAATCTAATAACACAACCAGAACTCCTGGAACATATCAAGCAAGGAATTCAGACAATTCAACCAGAACTCCTGCAGCATACCAGAGAAGAGACAAAAATAATAATGTTGTGTCTGCATAATCTAATTTAAGTTTTAAGCTATACAGACTTTGTTAAATAGTTGGGTATAATATGAATACCATTTACCATAGGAACTTTAATGGAAAACGAAAAACAACTATCCGATCTTAAACTGGAAAGAAAGGAGTGTGAAAAATGTGGAGCGGCGTGGATCAATGGTCAACATATCTGGCGTGGCACTGGCAATACATCTGATTCTAGTGAGCTTGACCTTGCTGGTCTTGTTTGCAACAAGCTAGGTGATCATACATGCATCAATCCTATGAAAGGGAAAGATGGTGGTCAGACTTGGGAATATCGTGCTGGATATATCGACGGTATGATTACCGAGAAAAAGAGAAGTCTGGAAGAACTACGAGATAAATTTGGTGACCTCTAAATAATTGTAGTTAGAATAATTTGATGTGACTGATAGCGTATATCTTGGTAATCCTAATCTAAAGAAAGCAAACACTGCAATTGAATTTACTCCCGATCAAGTTCAGGAGTTTATCAAATGCAAAGGAGATCCTGTATATTTTGCTAGAAATTATATCAAAATTGTTTCACTTGACGAAGGTCTAGTGCCTTTCAATATGTACGATTTCCAAGAGGACATGGTACGTTGTTTTCATGAAAATAGGTTTAACATTGCGAAACTACCCCGACAAACTGGTAAGTCTACTACTGTTGTTTCTTACTTGCTTCATTATATCATATTTAACGACAATGTAAATATTGGTATTCTTGCTAACAAAGCATCTACATCTAGAGAACTATTATCTCGTCTTCAGTTAGCATATGAGAATTTACCACGATGGATGCAACATGGTATTCTTGCATGGAACAAAGGTAACGTAGAACTAGAGAATGGATCTAAGATCCTTGCAGCATCAACCTCTAGTTCTGCCGTCCGAGGTATGTCATTCAATATTATTTTCTTGGACGAATTTGCGTTCGTTCCAAATCATATTGCAGAACAGTTTTTCTCGTCTGTATATCCTACTATTTCATCTGGTAAGTCTACCAAAGTTATTATCATCTCCACCCCAAACGGGATGAACATGTTCTACAAACTCTGGCATGATGCTGAGAGGGGTAAGAACGAATATACGACTACAGAAGTACATTGGTCTCAAGTACCTGGTAGAGACGCCGACTGGAAAGAGCAGACGATTAAGAATACATCACAACGTCAGTTTACTCAGGAATTTGAATGCGAGTTCTTAGGATCTGTTGATACTCTTATCGCTGCGTCTAAACTCAGGACTATGGTTTATGAAGAACCAATAGAGAGGAAAAATGGTTTAGATGTATATGAGTTACCCATTCCAGATCATGAATATGTAATGACAGTAGACGTGTCTAGAGGTGTCAGTAATGACTACTCAGCATTTGTTGTAGTAGATATCACAACTATTCCATATAAAGTAGTTGCAAAATATAAAAACAATAATATTAAACCATTGTTATTTCCTAATATCATACACCCAGTGGCAATGAGTTATAATCATGCATTTGTTTTATGTGAAGTAAATGATATTGGTGGACAAGTTGCAGATATTATGCAGTTCGATTTGGAGTATGACAACCTCCTTATGTGTGCAATGAGAGGACGTGCTGGACAGATTGTAGGTCAGGGATTCTCTCATAAGTCACAGTTAGGTATTAAAATGACATCTACTGTCAAAAAGACTGGATGTTCAAACCTCAAAGCATTAATTGAAGATGATAAATTACTGATTAGTGATTATGATATTATTGCTGAAATGACAACATTCATTCAAAAGAAACAATCATTTGAAGCTGAAGAAGGGTGTAATGATGACCTTGCTATGTGTCTTGTTATATTTGCATGGTTGTCTGTACAAGATTATTTCAGAGAATTGACATCAGATGATGTTAGAAAAAGAATTTTTGAAGATCAAAGAGAATCTATTGAGGAAGATATGGCTCCGTTTGGGTTTATTCTAGATGGAACTGATGAAGATAGTTTTGTGGATGAACAAGGTGATACATGGAATAAAGCAGATGAGTATGGAGACATGACGTACATGTGGGAGTATAAGTGATGGATTTAGATGAGGAGATTTCTCTAGAACATTTATTATTTCAACAAAGAAAATGTAGAACCTGTGGAGAGGTGAAAGACCTTATGGATGGGTTTTATTTGATACGAAAAGATAGAGGCGATATACCATCATCATATTCATATGAATGTAAGGAGTGTACAAAGAAGAGAATAATCAAAAATAGAAAAGTAGATATAGGAAACTGGAACTACCCAGACTGGTAGTGTGTTCATGCATTAGTTCCCCACTAAAAAGTCGATATAAATAAATAGTTTTGAGAAAAAAATCTCATAGAGGTATAGAAAATGACATTAGCTTCACCTGGAGTACTTGTTAAAGAAGTGGATTTTACAGCTACCGTTCAAGTAGCTGATCAGAACATTGGTGTTGTTGCTATCGACGCAGAGCGTGGTCCTACCGATCAGGTAACTTACGTTTCGAGTGAAAGACAACTCGTAGAAACATTTGGTAATCCAAATAATAATAACTACGAATCATGGTTTGCAGCTGCAACCCTAATTCAGTATGGTGCTGTCGTTGCGGTAATCAGACCAACTGGCGCTACAGATCTTGGTCTTAGAAATTCCAACATTAAGCAAGCTGGATCCCCAACTTCCTTATCAACACTCGTAATTAAAAACAAAGATGACTTCGAGTCAACAGTAACCAAAGATTATACTTGGGCAGCAAGAACTGCTGGAGGATTTAACAACGCTGTCAAGGTAGTAGTTGTTGACCACGGCGCTGACCAAAGAGTTACCGTCAGCGAAGGTGCTGGACAGGTACTCGATTTTGATGGCACAACAAACGGTGGTGCAACCGCATCAAGAACCGCTGGTACATACGCAATCACCGCTACTGGTGGTGGTGGAACTGGTGCTAAGTTCTCGGTTACAATCGCTGCAAATGGTGCTGCTACAATCCAACTAACAAGCGGTGGTTCTGGATACGCAGATGACGATGTACTAACTCTACCAAGAGCTGGTGCTTACCTAGGTGCTACAGACATCACTGTTGTTGCAAATGGCGTTGGATCCGCACTTCCTACCGCTGGAACATACGTTAAGTGGACTGGTGGTGAAGGTAACGTCTACAAGGTAGTTGGTACTAATCAACTAGAAATTACTCTATGGGATAGCACAAAGAGACTCACTGGAAACGAAGTTCTTAAAGATGCAAGTGATGCAACCATCAAGACTGTATCCGCAATTGCAAGTAACGATGTTTACGGTGAACTAGAGTTTGCTGCAAATAGAAAGTGGTCTTCTCTTGCACCACAACCCGGAACTTCTGCTTCAGCAGCTGCTCAGGGTGGTAAGTTTGATGAAATGCATATCGCAGTTCTAGACGTTAACGGTACGGTTTCTGGAGTTCCTGGTACTGTTCTAGAAACACTCGCTTTTGCTTCTAAGGCATCTGATGCTAAGAGTGCAGAAGGATCCGCTACTTACTACAAAACAGTAGTTGCAGATCAATCAGAGTACATCTATCCTGGTGATACAAATCCAATCGGAGATGCTGGTGCTAATCAGTTGACACTTGCAGGTACTACTGCTGGTACTAACGTCAATATTGGTACTGCACAAGGAAGTACATTCAAACTATTCAACTTTACCTCAACTGGTTCAGTTGGTTCATTGACTCTCGCTGCTGGTGCAGACTATACCTATGCAGGTAGTGGTGCTGCAGCTGTTAGATCAGGTCTAGTTTCTGGTTATGATCTAATCGAAGATCCTGAACTATTCGGTGACATCGACTTCCTAGTCCCTGGTCACATGAGTACAACAATGATTGCAAGACTAATTGCAATTGCTGAAAAGAGAAGAGATTGTGTTGTAGTTGCTTCACCAGAGAGATCTGATGTTGTTAACTCCAGTTCATCATCAGTTAAGACCGATAATGTAATCGCATTCTTCAGAACTCTACCAAGTTCTTCTTATGCGATGTTTGATTCTGGTTACAAGTACATCTACGATAAGTACAATGATGTTTATCGTTATGTACCATGTGCTGCTGACGTTGCTGGTCTTTGTGTTTCCACAACCAACAACGCAGAAACTTGGTTCTCACCTGCTGGATACAACAGAGGACAAGTCCGTAACGCAACCAAACTTGCATACAGTCCAAAACAGGCTGAAAGAGATAGACTCTACACCGACAGAATCAACCCAATCGTTGCATTCCCAGGTCAGGGTATCGTATTGTTCGGTGATAAAACCGCTCTTGCATCTCCTTCCGCATTCGACAGAATTAACGTTCGTCGCCTATTCATTGAACTTGAGAAGAACATTGCGAACTTCTCCAAATATCAACTCTTTGAGATCAACGATGAACTCACAAGATCTGGATTCAGATCTGCTATCGAACCTTATCTAAGAGGTGTTCAAGGTAGAAGAGGTATCTATGATTTCCTAGTTGTTTGTGACACAACAAACAACACTTCAGATGTTATTGATAGAAATGAGTTAGTTGCTGAAATCTTCATCAAACCAGCTCGTACAATTAACTATATTACTATCACGTTTGTCGCCACTAGAACTGGTGTTTCGTTCAACGAACTTACAAACTAATTCGTTCCCTTTCGCTAAATTACACTAGGAGATAAAGAAAAATGGCAAGAGGTATTTCAGAGTTTAAGACTAAACTCATCAATGGTGGCGCAAGGCCTAATCTGTTCTTGGTCCGCCTCAACTTCCCAACAACGCTCAATACAATCGCTGATATTGAATCAGTAGATTCATCAAACGTTATTACAGAAAGAGCAGAATTCCTTGTGAAGACTGCTCAACTACCCGCATCAACGATCGGAACAATCGATGTTCCTTTCAGAGGTAGAATGCTCAAGGTTGCTGGAGACAGAACCTTTGAACCATGGTCCGTAACTGTTGTCAATGACGGTCAG